GCGTGCTGCAGCACTGCGATCAAGCGATTTTAAGCCTTCTTGCAACCGAAACGCGTAGCCGGGATCGGCTTTAAATTGTTGCATGCTGAACGGCGTGTACCGTGATGCAGCTATTAGTTCGGGCAGCGCGTTAACGCCAGCCATCCGAAAAGGCTCTTGCAACTGCAGTTGCCGGTAAAACATGCGCTCTTGCGCGGCCGTAGCCTCGCGCTGCCCTTCAAGTTGTTTTTTAGCCGCTTGGTTAGAGCCGTATGCGCTAATTACGCTACCGGTTATGAATCCTGACATAATGTTTCCTTGGGTAAGTAAAAGCCAAAATTTGCACGGATGGCGTCTCGGTAATCTATTAGAAGTTCCCCACCAACCCCCACATCTTTTAAAGCAATCACGTATAAATCGTCACCAAACTTGTACGGTATTACGTTTGCGTCGTGCGAATGGTTAATGTACCGGCCTGCCGGAGTACGCTTACCATCCAATCGACCGGGGCAAATAACTTCGCCGGCAAAAAAGTACCGCGTAGCAAACATGCCCATACCGTGCACTGGCGACGCTTTTAACTCTACATCGTGCCCTTCCGGCATATCAACTAGATCACTTTCAATGGTTACTATCGCGTCCATTGTGGGCTGATCCATACCCAACTGCTTTAAAAACAACTGATAGTCTGTTTGCGCTGATTCAATCGCTAACTGACGTCGAGTATCGCCCAATCCACACTCCGGCACAACGTACAGTCTGTCTTCTAACGTCGGTATGTCTTGGCAATCGTCGGGGTTGTCGTACACATCCACCCAAACCACTTCATCTTCAAACACGCGGCCTGCGCGCTGTTCACCTGCTTTGGCGTCAAACTCACATGGCGCCGTCAACACAACCACTTCCGTATCACGGTTCACCGCAATCGTGCCCTTTTCCAACCGCACGCGGTAATCCGTCTTATGCGCAGCGCCTGTCAAAACTGTCCAAGGCGGTATCGTAATCTTTCGTTCATACACGCCAGGCAGAAACGTGTGTGTTGTCACGATATCGGCCTGCGGCATTTCCAGCAATGAATCTTGCAGCGCAACGACTCGTTGACGCATGGCTTCGGCGGTAGCTACCGCCGTGCCGTCAGCATCAAAAAGTTCAATAGCGCCCATACGTTACGTTACCTCGCGACCCGATGCCCGAATATTGATCGCACTAGCAGTCCCCGCGATAGTAGAGATAAAACCGCTCGGTGCCAAGACCTGGCCTACAATTTCTGGAAATGTGTAGACTTCGGACGGCTGCAATGTTTTCGTTTTGGTAATTAAGTTTTGGTTACCCGCCGTATCGGCACCAGTTACCAAGTTGACACTAATCGTAGCGGCAGACGCGCTGTAATTAGTGGCCGTAAACTTGTCGATAATGGTGGTCACCCCAGCCGCAGTGTACTGCGTGGTCTGACTATTTTCTGCCGTTTTGGCAGGGATTAGTACTTTAACAGTGACTGTCATAAAAACCTCTAAATAAATGACGACGTTACTTGGTATTTAATTAATGTTGCGAGTTAAGCGCCCCATTGCATAGCTACAATATCTGCAAGGCGGTCTGGAAAATCCACGGCGTATTGTTCTTTGTTGGCCATAGTATATTCCTTAACAGTCCCATCTTCATAGCTAACAACTAACTTGTGCTCGCCGTCTGGAGGAGTCCAATAGGTCAACTCATAATTCATTTAAGCCACCTGATATTGAAATGTAAATGAATAGACTCTATTAGCAGCGTCAGCCACTACACCTATAAAACTCGCTCTGTCGTTTGTATTATCAGATGTAACTGCAATAGCATCGCCTTGCTGATTGTTGCATACGCCCCAGCAATTATTACTGATGTCACTTGCTATTGGCAGAGAAACACCAAGCGTAATCGAACCTGCTGCTGTTGGGTCAATACTTACCCGACCACTTACCATCACCATGTTGCCAACTCTTGTGTAATACGTAGTATTTGCTGTGCTAGCGGTAATATTGGTCGTGTTTGTTAATGTAGGCGTATACGTCCCACTAAAAATATTTCCATCAGTAGCTGCCGGCGCTGTGACTCCAGTGCGGCTAGTCTGGATACCGCCGGTAACATCTAGGGCGCAAGCTGGCGAAGTGTTGGCTATGCCAACGTTTCCAGCAAAATAGTTATTCGCTGTGCCATTTGCATAAAAATTCCAGCGATTAGCCCCAGAGGCTACGTTACTGTAATAGGCATAGTTATTAGTCGCGCTTGTCCAATCTGACGCAACATAAAAACCGTACGCATTTGTCGGCGCAACAACAATAGACCCAATGTTTGCATAAACACCAATAACAGTAGACCCTGCGTAAGTCGCATCTGTGTTTATGGTGGATATTAGACCCGCCATATTTCCAGTTTGCGCCGCTTTACCTGTGGCACTTACAATAACTGCGGAAGGGTTTGCGGCAGTCATATCTGCCACAGTAAATATAGCTTGACCAGTGCTTACTACCCTAAATCTTTCGATTGAATTAGTTGCAAGCCCAACTGCATTGGTGCCTTGCAAATACAGACCGTTTGTGGGTACTGTTGAACTTGAAGGTATAAACGCGGTTGCTGTTGCGCTGCCAGTAGTTGTAAGGTTAGTGCCGTTAAAAGTTAACGCGGCGGAACTTGTCCAAGTAGACGCACTGGAAAAATAAGGGATGCCGCCAGACGTTCCGGCAACCGTTAGAGCTAGTGTGCCGCTACCTGTAATTGGGGATCCGCTGACAGAAATTAACCCGCCGGTAAATGTTTGAGCAACTGAAGTTACTGTGCCAGTTGTAGGCGTTGTCCATGTAGGCGGCGCATTACCCGCAGAGGTTAACACCTGCCCAGAAGTGCCGTAGTTTGCGGCTCCATTAACCGCCAAAGCACCCGTAGCTGCAATACGAAGTCGTTCAGTAGGCGCGCTTGCGCCATCAGCCGTAGTGCTGAATACCAAACGTCCGGGCATATCGTTAGTGCCGGGTGTGCCGTCTACTGCCGCAAAAATACCCGCCGCAGATATAAAGTTTGTTCCGTCATCACCAACAAAACCAATTTGCCCAATCTCATCACCGTTTTGAACAACAGCTCTTGTTGCTACAGAAGCGCCGCGACTTTTACCAATAGAAAGGCCACCGGCGCCCACCGCGTTATCAGCCCAATAAGTAGCCAAATAACCAGCGCCGCTCACCGTAGTGTTATTTGCTTGGTATGCCCACGTTGTTCTGTTTGCGCCTCCAGCATCATCTGCAGAAATAGAAGAGGTATACCCAGCTATTACTCTACCAATAGAATCAACTACAAGGGGCGATCCATCAGGATTTGTATTATCTTCAATTAACAGCGCATTGCCAGTGCCGGTTTGCGTGACGCGCAGCCCATCAGTTGAACTATTAACAGATATGGCTACGCCGTTACCATCAAACGTAAAAGCCGACCCTGTGGCAAGCGCGCTAGTGCTGCTGGCGTAAACAACACCGTTGGCGGTGTAAGACGACAACCCTGTACCGCCGCGCGAAGTTGCTAGCTGCCCTGTCCAGCCCAACGTCAAGCTAGTGGCGGCAAGCAACGCCGTGCTGGGCGACCCGCCCAAGGTCAGCGTAACGTTGGTATCGTCAACTTTAGTCAACGCGGCTGCGACAACAGGGATTGAAGCAGGGGTAGCTAACATCCCGTCAATTTGCGCTTGTAGTTCGGCAAGTTCGGATAGCACCCAGCTAGTCAAAGGCAAAACCGATAGAGCTTCAACTTGTTTAGCAAGTTCAGCAATTTGCTCTAGCGCAGACTCTTGGGTAGGTTGAATCTTAGCTGTTTCAACATCGACAATAATATCAATGATGTCTTCTTGTTGCGGCGCGGGCGGCCCCAATTGAAGGTCTGTCAAAGACGTGACGTTAGCCCCGCCACCTGTCAGATTAAAAAGATTAAGAAAAAACCGGTACCATTCACGCGATATTAGCCCCGTACGCTCGTCAATAAGCGGCACGCGTGGCGGCGTGATATTGGTAAGATTGGGTGGGCTAGGCATTAGTGCCGCTGAGTTGCAATTCAGCGCCCATAATGGCTATTTTAATGGGGTCAGTACCAGAAATTTCATACACTCGGTCGCGCAGCTTTAGCGTCATACCTAACCGGCGCCAGAACACTCGGTAGTAATATTCACCGATTCTGCCCATGTTAGCCCAATGTTCGTTTGACCACGTATGGCCGCCATCATCTGACCAGCGCAGCATAACTTGGGGGTCATCGCCTTGGCCTGAATTAAGCCCGGTACCTGATTCGCATTCTAATTGCAGCGTGTGGTGAGCGGTACGTTTAAGGTTGTTCTGCCCGGTAGGCAGCGCGCGCCAAGACCGCAACCATTTCTGGATTTCACCATTGTCGGCAAAAACATCTAAATCAAACGCATAGATGTTTCCGTTTTCGTAATCGCCGACAATAATTTTATTGTTAAACGCCATCTGACAGTTGCTGCGGTGCCGGGTAAACGATCCGTTATACCAGCCAGCCCGCTCATGCCATGCCTGCGTGGAAGCATCGTACACCCAAGTCGTATTGGCGTTGGGGAAAATCAGTACGTAAAAATTATGGCCGTCTTGCTGGTAAGTGTAGGCAATCGCGTCGGCCAAGTTACCATACTGTTGAATCTTCCATTCAACCGCATGGGTAGAAATGCGTTGGCCAGTATAGCCGTTAGCTCGATAGACAATACCGCGCCCGCGCGCATCAGCGCCTAACCAAAACACGCTGTTGTCCATCTTAGCTACCGAGTAAGGCGCCGCACACCCTATCTCGTTAAATGCGCCTTGAATACGCTGCAATGGGAAGTCTGCCGTGCCGGCGTCGTACCAAACTTCAGTGCTGCTAGTGCCAAACACCCAAATTTCGCGGTGGTCTACAATCAAGCTAACCACGCCGTCGGGTGAGCCTTCGGCGCTGGCAAAATCTAAAGGGTCTATGGACAGCCCGTCCAACAAACTGGTAACCCACAATTTTTGGCTGTTTGGTTCATTAAAAACAAAATAGCCGTCAATGTAGCCTACCGTCACCGCACCTGGAAAATCAGGATCAGTAATTGGTGAAAATACGTTAGTCGACGCGTTATAAATGTAACCTTCAGGATTAGCGGCAACAAAAAGCTGAGTGCCATTATCTGACATAGACACCGGCCCAGTGCCGGAAATAGTACCTAAAAGCGTGGCCGTATAAGTGCTAGTTATCTTATACAGGTTATTGCCAGACACGACGTAACCATAGTCGCCAAACGTCCACAAGCCGCGAATTGGCCCTTCGCCTATGGTTGCCAAATAACTTAACCCCGGCGCCCGGTTTAGGTACGCAGGTTCCATGCCTTCTGGCGCGGGGGTAACTTCGGGGTACAAGTTCACCATGCGGCTATCCGCAGCGTTAAGGCTGCGAGCCACATAGGTTTGGCCAAGGATAGGCGTTTTCATTTCATGCCACCGTATCGGTACACTAAACCGCGTTGTATTGCCTCTATTTGCGCGGGGGTCATGGCGCCCGGTGTGTGGGGGTCACGGCCAGTTACGCTCATATAATCTTCCATCCAAGCAGTTGGATGGCTAGTAGATTTAACGCTTTTACCTTGGGGTGTAACGCTACCCCAATGTTGCATTTCTCTATCAAACTCGTAATCTTGCGGACGCATCCCTGATTTCCACGCTGCGCGGTAATTGTATTCTGGTGAGTTTAAGTCAGGCGGCCCACCAAATTTTTTGATGAATTGGGCATACCAAGGGGTTTGCCGAATGCCTGTTTGAAACGCTTTTTCGTCGGCAGCAGTCCAAGTGCCTAACTCCGCTTCAGGCGCAATAGAATAATCTGGCGTAAGGCGCAAACCTTGAGCCAGTTTATTCTTGCTTGGTGGCGCTAAAGCGTTAGGCATACTTAGTAGTTACCAGCGTAGATGTTAAAGCGCTGACGAGTAGCGACCAGCGAGTACGGCATGGACATCACGTCGTCAGGATTGTTGATCCGCTTCAGGTTGCGCTTGGACGTCATGGCAATCCGCTGCACCTGTGGGGACGGCTCAACGCCGAACTCCGGGGCAAATTCCATAGCCAAGTTGTACACAAAAGCGCGCAAATAGCCTGGGGGAAAAGCTAAATTTGTGTTTAATGTAGCGGGTTGCGTCAGCTCTTCAACCGACACAAAATGCCACTCCAGCACACGCGTTGGCTTGGGGTAGATCGTCATGGTGATGTCTGGGAACGTGTTGTTCACAAACATGACCTGCGGGTAGGTGCTGGTTACCGTCTTGACCGCAATGCCGTCGTACTGCTGCTGGTTAATCAACTTGATGCCGTACGACACGTTGGTGCTGGCGTCGCGGAAATACGTTGCGTCGTCAATTAAAACGGGTCTATTACCCACAAAGTTGCCTGTAGGCCCAAGCGTGCGGGTAATTTCGTTTGGAGGCCAATTAAATATTTGGTCTTGAGTCGAAAAAACGGCCAGACGTTCGGTGTTCCATGAATCAATCATTTGATTCAAAGCGGTCAAACCGTCTTGCATTACTGACGCCGAAGACGTCTCGCCTTCAGCCAACACGCCCAGCAATCGCAACGCCCGATTGATTTGATCGCCAGCAGTAGTGGCCATATTTGCTCCTTTAAGCTGCCGCCTCTACGGGACGACGGCCACGACGACGTTTAACTTCCAGTTCATTGGCTGGTGCCGCCGCTTCAGGCTCTGAAGGCGTGTCGGGATTATACCGAAGCCAG